ATGTCCCAATGGTCACTTTCACAGCTGCTTTCTTCATTGCATGAGGATGTTCAGCTGCGCCTTGCCACTGTCCGGAAGACGTTCAATCACCCAGGGTCCAAGGGGGATGCCAGTGAGAACGTGTGGATCAGCTTGCTGGATACCTACCTACCAAAGCGCTATCAAGCTGCGAAGGCACACGTGGTGGATAGTCAAGGAAATTTCAGCCAGCAGATTGATGTGGTGATTTTCGATCGGCAGTATTCACCGTTTATTTTCACCTACGAGGGTGAAATCATTGTTCCTGCCGAGAGCGTCTATGCGGTGTTCGAAGCCAAGCAGACAGCGAATGCAGAGCTGGTGGCGTACGCCCAGCAGAAGGTGGCAAGCGTTCGACAGTTGCAGCGCACTAGCCTGCCAATCCCGCACGCGGGTGGGGTCTATCCGCCAAAGGCCTTGATGCCAATTCTTGGCGGGCTGCTGACCTTTGAAAGTGACTGGAGTCCAGCGCTTGGGCCCTCCCTGGAAAGGGCACTGACCGCCAATCCCGGCGACGGGCGCTTGGACCTTGGCTGCGTTGCTGCGCATGGTCACTTCTTCTTTGACCATTCCAAGGATCGCTATCTCTTTGTGAATGAGAACAAGCCCGCGACGGCGTTCCTCTTCAAACTCATCGCCCAACTTCAGTTCAGTGGGACCGTACCGATGATTGATGTTGAGGCTTACGGCCAGTGGCTGACGAAGTGATGGCTTGGTCATGGCAGCTGTTGGGCGCGACATGAGGCATGCCTGCCCGGGTACTCCGCGCTGTTTAGCGAGGAAGCTTGCCTGAGGGAGACGCCTCTAGGCTTCACGCGCTTCGTGCCCAGCTCGAGGTGCACCGAGTGAGGTCGCTGCCTTCCGGCCCGGAGCACGGATGTTTCAACTTGGGGCGTCGCGCGATTAGCTTGTGCACAATCAGCGTCAGCGGGCCAGCGCGAGGCTGGCTGAATCTCTAGCGATGCCGCGACTATCCCTTCCTCCGAGTCCGAGTCCGAGCCCCACCTCGACCACGTGGCGGGGCCGACCTAAAGGAAGAGGTTCGCAACCTCCAATGGCCACCTCGACTGCTGCGAGAGCGGCTCGGCCACAATCATCGATAGCCTGCCGGACAAGAGCATTCCAGTCCCCACAGCATTGATTACGCTCGTTTGAACTACGCCGCCGGGCACAGCCGCTCCATTGGCTTTGCCTCAAATTAGAAGCCGTGCATTGGCGCCGCACCAAATTCATGCACTAGCGTTGTGCAATGTCCAACTACACAGCATTGGCGCGCGCGCGATTGTGGTGCAACACCGCATCGATCCATTGATTAATCAATGAGATACAGAATCATAGTTTTGCGCGTGCAACATGATCGGAAACTGACCGGCCCTTGGGCCGGTTTTTCGTTTAAGGCTGGCCGACTGGTCACGCCCGAGGGTCGCGAGCTGGAACCGCAGGATCTCGCATGGCTGTCGCTCACCGCTGCACAAGCGCAGGAATGGCGCCGAATGATGGAGAGCGGCCGCGCGATCGGCAAGCCCCGGAAACCCTTGTCCTTCAACGCCGCCAGCGTGGTGAACCTCTCCGATGCCTTGGCACATCGCCGGGAAAAGCGGTCATCGATGGCGATGGCTGGCCCCGACGCCGAGCCGCCCGCGGCAGTCCTACCGGTACCGGGGCCGAAACGCCGCCAGCGCGTGTGAGGCGCTTCCGTAGGGGCGCCGCCCCTACACCCCGGCTACAATGCGCGCAGGACGCCTTGGGGGCCGTATGGAACGCGAACGACCGGAGTACCTACAACCCATCCCGCGCACGCGCTGGGAGTTTCCGTGGCTCGGCATGTGGGCAGTTCTGCTGCTGGGCATGGCTGGTGCCGGTATCTGGCTGCATTTGAAGACTGGTGACGCTTGGAATGCACGATTCCAGAGCCACGAACCACCGTCAGTTGTGGCCCAGCCATCGGTGACGACGCAGCCGACAACAGCGGAAAAAGACGCGTTCATCGCCGAGATCAGGGCGCGCCGCGAACGTGCGGAGATCGAGGCGAAATGGACCGAAGTGAGGCTTAGAGAGGTTGCGGCCGAACGTGCCGCTGCGGGCCGATCCAACCCAGCAAATAAGGATGAATATCGCTGCATCAACGGGATCGCGTTTCGGCGAATTCCAGGCGGGTGGGAGAACGTGCCTGGCGCGCCCTGCCCCTGATCATCTACGCCTTGCGGCTTCGCTCGCGCGCGAACGCCCGGTCCATCCATCGGGCAATCCAGTAGTGAATGTCGAGGTATCGGCGCAGGCTCATGGCCGCAGTATAGGCGCCAGCAGGCCTATGCACGCAAGGTGGGCCACGTAGTACCCGTAGAAGGCCCAACGGCCGCGCGGTACCGGCCACGTCGCATGGGATAGCCACCCGACCACGGGAACGGCCGCCAGCGCCCACAGGCTGCCATTGAAGGCGCACAGGGGCGCGAACGCCGCCAAGGTCAGCAGCGGCCGCCCTGTGCGGAATCCCAACCATGCCAGCAGAACGAACCCTACCCCGGCCCACTGGTAGTCCACGAACAGCGGAAACACCGCCGCGGTGAATGCCAGGACAACCCATCTGCGCTGACATGCCGCGTAGACCGCTCCTGCGCAAAGGGCGAACGTGAGCAGAATGTTCAGCGGCAGCCAGTACCCGAACGTCAACGCGTGAACCGGCTGTGCGACCAACCCCCAAGCGCCGAGCCTACGAACGGACTTGCCCACATCTGCGTCTGGCTGGGCGAGGTTGTAGGCCATCACCAGTGCGAACAGCGGAAAGGCCACCCGCCCCGCTTCGCTGAGTCCAGGCACGTACCCGCCATAGATCACCTTGGCAACGTGATCTCCGGTCATCAGGATCACGGCCAACCACTTCAACAGTTCGCGCGCGCTACTGGTCACAGCTTGTTCGGCCCCGGCGCCGTGGTCATGTAGGAATCCGATCGGTAGGACGGCGACTCCGGAAACGTGCCCATGGAGCGCTCGACGTGCTGGGCCACACCACCGACACGCCCCATTGCCGCATCCGGCTGGGATCGACCGGAGTCATCAAATCGCTGCTTACTGCGTTCCTCTGAACGTTCGCGGTACGGGTTGTAGACAGGTCCGTTGCGTGCGAGCGTGCGGCATTCCGGCTGGCTCAGCTCATATGCTGTGCCCTGCTCCGTAAGACAACGGCAGCTGGCCTCCTGTCGCACGCCCTGCGCATCCAGCCCTTCCAGTGACGACATACACACCAACTGCGGATCGGAACGCGCCTGACGTTCATCGAACACCGGCGCAGTCCAGGGCATGGTGCTGATGCGAGGCAGATGGTCCTTGGCGTACGCAGCGGCAGTAGGCCAACGCGGCGCCTCTTCCTTGGCTCCCGCTGGACGGAACGGCGAAGGGGCCGCATCGGCTGACGCCGATTGCGTCCCCTCTTTCCCCTCGCCCCCCGTAAGGCCGGATGAAGTGAGCGACCTATAGGCCAAGTAGGCGAAAACGAGGGCAACAACAACCAGCACCGGCAGCAACATCACCTTGAATGGAATGCGCGCCTTGATCGTGTGGACCTCAGCAGACTTGTACTGGCCGAAAACCTGCGACGGCAGGAGCCGGGTCGTGCGCTGCGCCATGTCACGCTTCGCAAGTGACTTGATTTCCTCGTTCAACTCGCCCCAGCGATAGACGTCGAGCATCTTCGTACCGAAGCGACGAACCACGTGCGCGTGCGATCCGATCAGGCCGCGCACGAACGGATACAGCTGGTTCGGCTGCTGCGTGGTCCATACGAAGTCCAGGCCACGATGCCGATGCTCAGCCAGCTCAAGCACGTGACGCGGCGTCTGCTGGCGAGTTGCGTCATGCAGATGGCCGAACCACTTCCACGCCTCATCGACAAAGATCAGAGACCCATCCGGAACGATGTAATTCCCCTCAGCGTCCTTGTTGTTCCAGTGCCGCGGATCATCCAGAACAGTCGCAAGGCCCGGATCAAGCCCGTCGATGCCAGCGGCGAAGATTGGCCGGGTTGCAGCCTTCGCCTCGGCGACAAGCCGCTCCATCATCAGCGCTGTTTTGCCATTGCCGGGCTGACCAGTAAACAGTTCGATAGGCATATCAGGTCCGCTTCGTCAGTACTGTTTTCACGGCACCCACGGCGAACTTCGCAGTCACCGCCGAGGCAATCATCGTGCAGGCCACGTCGAATTTCATGATGCCCGCATAGGCCACCACCAGTGCGCCAAATTCACCGCCGGGCGCGCCCGCTCGCATGGCCTGTTCCATCTGCTGGATCCACGGGTCTACGAGGAACTCATTGGTTGCCCAGGACAAGCCGAGGCACACCATGGCCTCAGTAACCCACGGGCCCCACTTCGAACGAAAGATTCCGGCAAGGCCGGTGAGAAGCGAGCTGATAAGCCAAGGCATGGTCAGGCGTCCTTCGATGCAACGATGCGGAGAGAGGCAAGCGCGGCGAGGCCCATGACAAAGTAGCCGCCTAGAAACAGCCAGTTACAGAGAGGTGCTGTGTTGATCTGAATTGCGTTGCCGAAGACTTCAATGCTCGGAGGTTGGGGGCACGTTCCGCCCCAGCCGTATCCGCTCGTGTCTGGCGTGGTGGCCTTGCCACCACCGGGTGCCCATGCGTCTGACGCTGGTCGATCAGGCGGCAAAGTAACAGTCCCGCCAGTGCCGGTAAGCGCGTCACGAATCGCCTTAATGTCAGCGTTGTCGCCGCCGCCATTCCCATTGCCCTGCGCCATCTTTTCCAGCGCACAAGCAGACCGCCACTGCATCAGCAGTGCCGCATACTCCATCGCATCGCACTTCTCCCCAGTGCAGATCGGCATGGATGCACAAGTGCCGCCCGCAATATTCCGGTTTTTGCGCGTGTTGCAGTCGATGCGCCATTGAATACGAGCCTGACCGCACATGATCGGCGACCCGCTGCACGATGGCGGCGCGCTACAGTCGTCGCCCCCGCTAAACGACTCTTCGTTCACTGGATCGGGATTGCCGTCGTCGTCGGCGTCCTTCTTGCAAGTTCCGTCCTGGCCGCGCACCTCGCCTTTTGCACACTGGCCGTCGCCGGGAAGACACTTGCCATCAGGGGAACGAACCTGCCCCGAAGGGCACTCGTTCTCTTTCTTCTTGCAGGTGCCATCCTGCTGCTGCGTCATTCCTTCCGGGCAGGGCTCAGGCGCGCACTGACCAAGAGAGTTTGGTTTTGCACCGTTGGGGCACTTTCCGTCGTTGGTCGGCTCGCAGACCCTAAGCAATGCGTTCCAAAAGTAGCCGGAACCCATCGCATTGCAGTTTGACTCTTCATTCGCAGGACAGATGCTGCCGGTTGCCGTCCACGTCTTGCTGCCATCACCGTTGCTATACCACGCACCATCACATCCGTTGCGGCAACCGATGCTCCCGTTCTTCGCGGATCCACTGCTAGCCCAAGGGCCAGTACCCGTGTACTCGGGTTCGGAAGAGCACTTGTTGAACCAGTAGAAGTAGGCACCCGGATTGAACGGACCTTGCTCTACCCCGTTCCTGTCCCTGCCCCAATACAGGACGATGAAGCGCCCATTGCTCGCGCCACCATCACGCTCACACTTCTTACGACTGAACGAAACAATGCTGGTATTTCCAGCGATACTGGGTTGGAAGGCCTCACACTGCGCCTGAGCTTCCGCGACCGAACAGCGTTCAGATTCATTCCGACAGTTCTTGGCCTGAGCGTGAGCGTCACCGAGACCGAGCCATGCCAGAAGCACCGCAATCAGCGCATATGCAATGCGTCTGGCAATCGCGGAAGCAAACACGCGTGCAAGCCAGTGCATTAGCTGAAGTCCACGAAGATGATCGCGCACGCCACCAGCCATGCGCACAGCCAAATCCACCCTTCCATCCCAAGCCCCCTGCCCTGTCCAGGGCGTTAGAAGACCGGGGGGAGGGAGTCGGCCCTGCCCCCCGGTTGCCGTTACATCGCGCGGCGCACCCACTTGTAGACCTTGATGCCGACCAGCACGCCCAGCACCGCGACACCGATCTGACCGATGGGACCCAAGGCCGCGTTGATGGCCGAAACCACAGCGCCCACGTCCACGCTGGTACCACCACCCGACGCGAATGCCGGCGCCGACACCAGCGCAGCGGTACCGACGACCGCCAGTGCGGCGCTCTTGCCCTTCAGGGCCTTCAACATCTTGTGCATGTGTCCTCCTAGGACTGTTCGATTTTTTTGCGAATGAGCCGGAACACGTACGCGACAGCCCACAGGAGCGCGATCTTTGCGCCGATGGCCTGTGCATCCTCAATCGGCAGTTCCGGCAGCAGTGCCGGTTGAGGAATCCAGATCACAGCCGTGCAGGTCCCCGTGGCCGTGTCCAGGTCGGCTTCGCGGCACGCAGGGATCAGCACGGCCATGGCTTACGGCTTCGCCGGTGCGGCTGCGGCCTTCGCCTGCAGCGGAACGAGGTCCACGTAACGCTTCAGGATCAGGTCCCCGTACTGGCTCAGTGCGAACGACTGGGGATCAATGTCGTACTCGCCCGGCGGGTACGGCGGGGGCGGGCCGAGGCCGACACGGAACGGCAGTTCGAAGCCGTTGCCGAAATCGAGACCGACCATCTGAGAACGGATGATCGAGTTGGTCTTGCTGTTGTGCCGTTCTTCGACGGCAGCGGACTTCACGCGGCAGATAGGCATAGTTCTTCCCTCACATAGCGATGGAGTGGTTCACCCTTGGCAATACCGCGAAACCGTCCGGGGTGACCGTCACGGAGGATGCGGCTCTCTGCGAAGTCGGCCCATGAATCGCCGAGCGCTCCGCGAAGGACGTTGAGGAAAGGCCCTACCTGTCGATGCGCCCACTCGATACCGGCTTCGACAGAGGTTTCCACTTGCTTTTGCAGCGTGCGCAGTCGCGTGCACACGCCCGTAATGAGGTTCTGCAAGGCGCTATACGAACCGCGCAGATACGCGCCCGGGTTCAACAGCACATCGAGCGGGATTTCCATGTGCTTGCCATACAAACGCACTTCTGCGCGCACCCAGCGCGATGACGGCAGGCCCTCGGCCTTGCCCTTCTCGTACACGCACAGTTCCTTGTGGCCTTTGCCGCCGACGTACAGCGTGCAGCCGGTGTTGTGGCCTTCATCGGAAATGAAGCGGTGACGGGGCGGGCAACCGCCTTCGGTAAAGCCGCCCTGAGCTGCAACCTCGCGGAGCGCATGCACGTCCAGGCGTTCGCCTTCGTAGTCGTCGTGCGCGCAGTCAACGCGGGTAATCTTGGCGTCCAGCATGGCGCACTGCTTGTAGACACGCGCCCAGTCACGAATCCACTTGCAGCCCATGCCGGTGAGGCTCAGGCACACGGTGCTTTTCTTGCCGCCAATGCCGACACGCCCGACAACCTCGTTTTCCCGGTCGATCAACACCGCCGACTGCTCGTAGAAGTTCCAGTTCTTCTCACGAATCGCACCGGCAACCACTTCGCCACGAAAACCGAAGATGCGGAACAGCAAGAGGTCCAGCTTCTTGCAGTTAACTTCTTCAAGGGCAGAGAGCGGGACCACAATGGTCAAGTAGTCGATGATTTCGTCTTGCTGACCCTTTTGGCCCGTGTTACTCCCCGGGCCAATCTCCGCCGCCGCTCGCTGCCCCTTTTGACCGGGCGAAAGCGGGGAAAAGCCCCCTGCCCCGCCCTCTACGGCCATCCTGAAGCGCGCGCGATCAACGGCCATTGCCTGCCCCCTTTCCACGCAGCACGAACACCAGCGACCAATAGAGGCCGGTAAGCAGCACGCCGCCCAGCACAGCGGCAACAAACGGATCGCGCAGGAGTTCAGCCATGACGGCCACCTTGACGGCGTGACTGGTAGTCGACCTCGTCCCGAGCGGTCCAGCCCGTGGCGGCCAGTTCGGCGCGTGCCTGGGCGACGATGGCTGCTTCGCGTGCACTACGACGGGCAGACTCCCCACGCCGGTCGAGGCACCACGAAACGAGTTTGGCGCTGCCAATCGAAACGGCCACGATGACCGCCAGCAGCACGAAGGCAATGAACGGATCGATCATCCCTCTTCCCCTACCCCAAGCCCCCAAGGGACCCCGCCAGCGGCCTTGGGGTGCCGGTGGCGGGCGTATGCGATCCCGCATACGGGGCCGATGTATAGTTCTCCGAATACACCCTGTCAACGGAATCGTGTACATGGACGCCGTCAACCAGCTGCTCGACCAAGCCCGTGTCGGAACAAATCTCCCTTCAGACAATGCTTTAGCTCAGCGCATGGGGGTCACGCGCGCCGTCGTCTCGAATTGGCGACAGGCCCGGAATCCGATCCCTGATGAGCGAATTGCGCAGCTTTGCGCCATGGCAAAGCTGGATGGACCGGCATGGACGGCACGCATCCATGCGGAGCGCGCAGCATCCCCAGCCGAGCGCGCGATGTGGAAATCGATGTTGGACAGGTTGAGCGCGGTCGCCGCAGTGTTGGCGCTGGTAGTGTTGGCAGCACCAGGCGCCGCCCGCGCTAAAGCCATTGATTCACAAGGCTTTTCCGGCTCGGATCAGCCGCATTCTGTATATTATGTTCACACTCCTGCAGCGGTGGCTGGCACGGGTCTTGCCCAGTCCCCGGCTCCGACGTTGACATGGAGCCCGATCAATGCGTGCCCTGAAACGACCGCCCCTTAGGTCGGCTTTTCGTTCAAGTGCGGTCGACTGGTCACCCCCAAAGGGATGCGAGCTGCTGCTGGAAGATTTCGCGTCGGCCATCGTGGCGGAGACTTTAGGCCGTTCTTCGTTGTAGTCACGCCGCAATCTTTCGGTACTGCTCCTGGCATGGAGCAACGTCGGGAACCAATGCTCGTTCAGACAATCAACACGCAGCCGCCCGTTGAAGGACTCAACGTAAACGCATTGGTTCGGCTTGCCGGGCTCGATCAGGCGCTGGGCAATTTCCTTCTCGTGAGCCCACGCCACCCTCGCCACGTCGATGGCCACCGCCTCGTGGGGGGCGCCGTTCTCGAACACCTGCTCGGCCAGCAACTTCTTCAGGCGTGTGTTCTCGGCCTCCAGGTCCTTGAGCCGCTTGGCGTCGGGCACGCTCATGCCACCGAACTTGCTGCGCCACGCGCTACTCAATCTCGGAGGGGGAGCGCAGCTCGGCATGGAGCGGGGAGCAGCCCTCCCCTACCCTCAATATATCGGGTTCTACCCCGTTTTCACGGACACTTACAAGAAGGCCGATTCAGGCCATGAGGAGTGTTCATGTCAAAGCGTAGGAAGTTCGGTGCCGAGTTCAAGCGCGGTGCGGTTGAGCAGGCGAACCAGCCCGGCATCAGCTGCGCCCAGGTGGCCCGGGAGCTGGGAATTCGCGACAACCTGCTAACCCGCTGGAAGCGCGAGGCGCAGAATCCAGAAGCGGCCGCTTTCGGCGGCGCTGGTCAGAAGGCGCCGCTCACACTCAGTGACATCTGGTCGATCAGGCGCGCCTACAGCTTGCAGGAGGTGCTCGTGACCTAG